CTTCCGCAGAACCCAAGTTGGAAAGGGAATAATTTAACCACTGCTGTCTTTGGTAGAACCCTGAATTGTAAAGGGAGCGGATATTATCACTATCATCAGTAGCAGTTGTATCTAAATTAAACACAGCAGTTTGGAGTGGTGAAATACCTGTGACGACCTGTGTATTAACAAGGGCAGCGGTAGTGTTTTGTGATAGAGTTGCTGTGGAAGGAACACCAGCGACATAAACAATTGCCGTGATGTAAGTTCCTGNTGNNANACCAGCACCTTCTANAAGCATACCAACTTGAAGAACACCACTCAAAGTTGTAATTGCGGTAATAGCAGTAGCAGTAATAGCACACACAAAAGAACCGCTAAACAATCCTGCCTGTGAGATAGAAACATAAGGAGCGTTTCTGTTATTACAATAACCTTGTCCTGATGTATTCATAAAGTTAAGAAGAGAGTTGGCGGTAGAGTTGTTGTTATACAACCAAGACCTTGCTGTATCAGGGCAAAAACCACAAATAGCACCCCAATTTTGAATATCATTCTGCGACCAACTTGTAAGGTTCTTAAAGGAACAGAACACATTAAGGAAAGGAGTTTGCTGGATAATACTGCCGTTATTGAACTCAACCGACATACTATGTAAAATCTGCCAAAATCCGTTTTTCATTCCCATCAAATAATCTAAACTATTACTGGCGGTAATAGCAGTAGCAGAACCCTCTGCCTGTAAGACCAAAGGCATAGCAATAAACGCCTCACTCCAATTGATATAAGAACCGCTGTTTGAGAGAGAAGTTGTGTCTAAAACAATTTGCCCTGAATAACTGCCGTTGTTATTATCATTCACATATAACCACTGCTTATCAACGAACTCGCTGGACGAAACCTCCGTGTTGATGCTTTCTTCAAAGACAAGATTATCCATTATATATATACTATACAAAATATATTTTTTGTATCGTATTGCTAAATCTTTCCTCCTAAACATCAAAGGATATATATTTTTTTGGAACTCTTGGTTGTGCGATTTTCAAATTACGCAGAATATCACTTTTTCGTTGAACCATTCCTTTTTCGTAGATTTCAGGCACTAATCCTGAACCCATCGTTCTTTTGTTATTCCTTGCTATTCTGTGAGTTTTGCTAATTCCCATACTTGTTCTTAAACCTGCTCCACTTGTAGTTGAACCTAACTTGTGAATATACATACTATATATTATATAAGATAAAATAAATTAAAGCGTCATACCTTCTAATTCTCCTTTGTCTGCGATGATTAACAATATTACTAAATTGGGGTCTTGTAGAGTAGTTGGTATATTATTTTGGTCTAAAAAGGAAACTTGGAAAGAGTTATACTGCCCTGGTTGTATATCAATAAAACTATACTGATTTGGTGCGATAGTAAATTGTGCTCCAAATACAGCATCAGGAGAAAAACTATACAATAGTGAGTTAGGAATAGCAAAATTGTTATTCAATAAATTACAGGTAATAACATAAGACGATAAAGGTGATACTTGTGGAACATTCGCAGAAGAAAAAGTTTGAATAGTAGAATAACTGGGAGATTGAGAAGCACTCATAGAATAAAAAGTTCCAGTAATAGCACCTATGGTTTGTGATACAGATACTACCCAACTATTTACTGAACCTGATACAATATAAGTTCCTTGTGTTATACCTGTTCCTGATATAACCATACCCACCACAAGAGCAGGAGAACCAGTTGTCGTTAAAGCAGTTCCAACAATAGAAGTAATAGCAAAAGTAGTTGAAGAAGGAGAGTTAGTAATAGTTGCTTGTGCGAGAGCAGTTGTAGGAGGGGTTGATGATAAACCAATTTGCCCTTGTGGATAAAACCCTGCCTCAAATCCAACGATACTTTGAAAAGTGTTTGCTAAAATCCTTACCATAGGTGTAATAATAGCAGTAGGTCTGCTCCAAGAAACAGGCGTAGTAGGTGAAGAAGTTGTGATAAGAGCACTTGTATAAGTTCCAATTGTATAAGTAGCAGTAGGGTATGTTGCTAAACTAATAGGAAAGGCACTAATATCAATTGTGTAAGTAGAGGTATTAACAACAAAAGTAAGAAAATAATAATAGTTTCCAGCAGTATCTAAAAGGTAGTGTCCTTGTTGAACCATAACAAAGTGTAAAAAATCATTCAAAGTGCTAATATCATAAAATCCATCAGGAATGGTAATCGCAATCTCTCTTCCATCAACCCAAATATAATTAAACTGGTTATTACCTTGTGCGGAGGTAATATTAAAGGTTGAATAATACATCTGTATTGACCCAAGTGCTAATTTTTGTCCTTTTTGAAACTCCACATTACCAGCAGGGAAGTTGTATTTAAAAACAGAGTTATTAGTATTAGCAACCACATTACTACTATTCACGATAAGAGTTCTCATATTATATATATTATACAATATAAAATAATTATACAGATAATTCAATCAATAAGTTCATTCCATCGTGTTTGGATATTTTACCCTGCGACATAAACTTGACTACTAATTTCCTTAATTCTTTTAACAAAGCAACACTATTATTTCCTGCTAAATATTCTCCTTTCAAAAGAGTAAATCTATCGTTGTCCTCTTTATCGTCGTTGCTAATTGTTCGCTTCAACTTCAAAGCATTCAATATACCAGCACCAGTAGCAATCTTTTCAAACAACTGGCGTTCCTCAATAGGTATTTGTTCGTAAATACGATTACTTACTTTTCCTGTATCTAATAGTTCTAAAATAAACTCCTTCATCACATCACTAATAGGTGTTGGTTTAAATTGTGGAATACGCCCTAAACTTGGGAACTTTACATTCAAAATATCACGCTCTTTAAGTTGAGGAATATTAATCACATACTTACCAAATTGCCTGTATGTAGGTTCAGGTTCATACTTAACACCTTCTCCAATTTTTTTAGTTCTAATTCTGCCGTTCTTTGCCTTCAAACCAAAACCGCTTTTCTCTGTTGAAAAGGTTTCTCTGCTTGTAGCATCACTAACCGCTCCTGATGGTGCTTGTAAAGAGTTTTCTAAAATATAATCTTTCAAATTACCCATATTCACAGCACCCCTAACATTAGAAGCATACCAATTACTAAACGCTGTATCGTTTTTACCAAACTGGACTACATCTGCCTTTGTAAGTATTTTAGGATTACCTTGTGTTCTTATAAGATAAATATTTTGTTGAGTGCCTGGTGTTCCTGATGCGGTAGGTGTTGTCGCTACTGCTAATCGTGGAACTTCTCTTGTTCCTACTACAACTTGTGCTATTATATTAATATCAGGGTCGCCTCCTGTTGGTCTTTGACTTTCAGCAATATCTCGTTTCAATTCTTCTAATCCGTCCAATTGAGCGTCGCTCACACCTGATATAGCGTCTTGAACCTGTTGAAATCCAATAATAGCATCAACCCTACCAGTATTAATATCGTCTAATATTTGTTGTATTTGTGCTCTTGTAGGCATAGTAGAGGTTAAATCTTGTAGCATCGTTAGTGTTTCAAATTGTAGTAATTCTTGGTCGGCAGATATTCGTTGAAACTCTCTTGAAGATGGTATGTTCTCCTGTAATCTATTTATTCTTTCTACAACAGGTCTAACTATATAATCAGGCAGTTGTCTAAAAGTATTTGCTAATCTCTGCTCCAAAGTAGCAAACTGCTCTCTTGTAGGTAGGATTGCCCTAATATCGTTGATATTATCAGTCAAAGTGTTGAACTTGTTAGTAATAGAAGACAAGTTCGTAGAAACTCCTTTTGATTGTTCCAGTTCTTCCTTAAACTTTCTCAAATACTCAATAAAAAAGGTTGGGGACAAAAGACCCTTCGCAAAGCGTTTGTTAATATCACGCTCTATCTGTGGGAACGCTTGGTTCATAGTAAATATCTCATCAGGGTTAAGTTCTCCAATAATAGCACTTGCCTCTCTATACTGGAATAATCGTAAAAGATTATCAAGAGCAGTCCTTTCTTGTAGTGCTTGGTCTGCTTGTAATTCAGCAGGAGATTTAAGTTGCTGTGGGGTTAGTGCTTGAACCTCACCACGCTGGAAACCTGCTCTCGCTTGTGCTACATTCGCATCGTTCGCAATAGCAATACGGAGCAACTCGTCTTGGGTCATAACCCCCTTTGAGTAGTCGCTTGGTTTTTGTAGATTTCGTATCATCAAACTACCTGTTCCGCTCATTCTGTATTATATTTTATAGTGAGAAAATAAAATAAAAAAATTGATGCGAAAAAGTCATAACAATACTTCTATTTTTCTTCTTCTTCTTCCTCAATATCATAAATATCGTTAAAACCTTTCCTAAATCTATCTCGTTGCTCTGTTTCCAAATCTATCATAAGAAAGTTCTTTTTTTCGGCAGTTGCGTCCTTATACATAGCAGTAAGCGTTTCTTTACTCATTCCCAAATCAAACTCACGACCAATCATCGTAAGGTTTTTCATACTACTAATTTGTTTTACTATCAAGTAAGTCATATTGTTTCTAATCATCTTCGGCACAGCATAATAGGATTGAGTAATATAGACCAAACTTGCGTTTTTCTTTCTTGCTCTCAAAAAGAATTGTTCCATAGGTTTTTGGTTTTTTTCACCCACTAAATCGTCCATTACTATTAAAGTTTGTTGTTCCTTGTTAAGTTTATCTAAATCAGGCAATCCATCTTTATCAATTTCCATTACCTTTAAACCTTTCTTACCAAGTTTCTCATCAATATAGTTATACAAAGGTTCATCTTTATTTTTCGTCACGATGTAGATATTTTCAAAAGTATCAGGCATATTGTATATCAACGACATAAGTGTTTGTGTTTTACCTGAACCTGACGAACCCATAATAATCATACGAAAAGGCAATTTAATATGGTGTATTTCATAGTGAGGATTATGGGTTTTTAGCAAAAACCTTTCAGGTATTTTTTTATACCAATCTACTAACTCTGCTTTCTTTTGCTGTTTTGGAGGCATAATATAATATACTGGTAGAAAATAATATACTACTATATTATATTCAAGATGGCAGAACAATCCCCTGAAAATCCAGCACCTAATCCGCTTACAGATGTTTTTAATCCTGCTGACTGGAACTTAACTGATGTAGTATCATCTGCTACAAATACACAAAACCAGCGTATTATAGGTCAAGTTATTATGGTCGCAAGAACTACACTACCTTCTTCTAATTGGTTATTTTGTGATGGAACAGCATACGATACAGCACAATACGGAGAACTATTTTCAGTAATAGGTTATACTTATGGAGGTAGTGGAGGAACTTTTAATGTGCCTAATTTTTTAGCAAAAACCCCTGTTGGAGCAGACGCTACTTCTGCTTTGGAAACTTTATACGCAAGTGTTCCTGTCGTTTCAGGTGGTAATCGTAATCAATCTAACGCACAATTAGCATCACATAATCACGCTATAACTATTGATGGTGGTAGTTTTTCTTACGCAAGTAGTTCTAATCCAAATAATAGTGATAGAGGTAATCCATCAGGTAGTTTAAGTTGTGTTGTTAATACTGGTGTTGGATTTTCCACATCAGCAATAACAGGTTCAGCAGGTAATACTGGTGGCGGTGCTGATTATTTACCTCCCTTTGTAGTAATTAATTATTGTATTAGGGCGAATTAAACCAATCCTCTCTTATATCGTTAGTTCTATTTATAGTATGACTTACCCAACCTGTAATAATATATTTATCATCACTAACAGGCATCAATCCTGAATGTGGATAATCCCAAGTAGCAGGAAAAAATATTAGTGTTCCAGCAGTAGGTTTAACAAGACCTTTATTAAAAAAACTTGTTTCTCCACCTTCTTCAATTGTATTTAAATACCAAATATAAGTAAAATCTCTAACCCAACCCTGTTTAATATATACCTGACTATCGTTATGAAAAATATACTTACCAACACCTTTTTCGTATTTCTGTATTTGAAATCCCAAATCGTTTATACCAAAGTAAGAGTAAATCATAATATCTTTGTTTAAATACCTAATATACTCGTCTAACCCTTTTGATAATTCGTTAGTCAATACTTTATCAACATCGCTCCAATTAGCAGGATTGCGTGATAGGTGAAAATCGGTTGTATCTTTTATATCCTTATTCTCTCCTCCAAAGGTTATTCCAGCGTGTCTTTTGTCTTCTTTATCAAAACGCTCTATTATCTCCTTACATAGTGGTTTAGACAAAGAGTTTTTTATGCTGTAAATATAAAAGTCATTCGTTATTGAATTATTCATCTAAACTTATTATATAATACTATAATATATAATAATATGAGTAGTTCAGTCGCACCTTTATTTCCCAAAACAAGTGTATTTATACCTGCCTACTGGGCGACAGCGAGAGCAGAAACTTTAACCCAAGAAGAAGCAGACGCACGATATTTAAGATTTCCAACAGGTCAAGGAACAGAAAGCATACCAAACCTTATTGTATCAGGAACTTCTACACTTGGGACTACATCAACAAACGCTTTATCATCAACCACTATAACCGCTACTAACCTAATTAAATCTTTTGAAGAAATAATTTGTGAGGATAGTGTTGGTAATAGTAATATAGATATAATGCCTGGTAGAATTACTGGGTTTTCTACTGGTGGTTATACTATGAACTTATCTATGGACGATGGATTTACTTATTCCTCCGCAACAAGACAGATTTATAATGACCCTGATACAGGAACTACACGATATTCACTCTTCTCTCCACCAAATCCAACTATTCCTTTCCTTACAATAGGATTAGACGCAACACCTTCCTGTATTCTACAAGCGGAGTATAGTGTAGGTGATAATGGATTATTCACTATTAGAAACTTTAATGCGGACGACCAATATTCTTATACTACTTATACAACAGGCGACGATTTGGGGACTTCGCCTATTGCTACTATTGGTGTTAATGACCCTACTGGTGGAAGCATCAGTTATATTGCTGTTGAAAATCTATCTATTAATTTTGTGGCGAATAATGCTTCCATAGCGTCTTTCAGTAGTGGTGCGTATGGTAGTGGTGCTAATAATTGTCTTTATTATAAATCTATAAGATTTGATACTGACGCTGGTGTGTTAGAGCAGAGTGTAATAAACACAACTACAACAGGACAAACTAATTTAGTTTTTAATTCTACGAATGCTTATAGAACTATTATTAATACTCCTACCGCATCAGGAAGAATATTTTTATTACCATCAACAACAGGTCAGCAAGTAGGAGGTTGGTTTAAGATTTGTAATAAATCTACTGCCTTTACTATTGCGGTATGTTTTCCTACAAACGCAACTACAATTTTTACTATTCCTGTTTCTCCTACTGGTGGTGCTGGGTCTGTTGCGAAGTTTGCGATTGATAATGCTGGAACTGCCTATTTCCGTGCTGGTTAATTTCTTTCTATATAATAGTATGTTAAGTGAAGTATTTTGGGTTGCTTTTATTGGAACGACAACAGGTTGCTTAATTAAATTAGCAAGTATGGGGTATAAATCAAAGTGTAAGGAAGTTAGTTGTTGTTGTATAAAAATCGTTCGTGATATTGAAGCAGAAGAAAAGGAAACAGAGTTTTTAGCAACACATAAACCTGAAATTAGTAATAAAGATGAAAATAATTCCTCCTCTAATATATAATGCCGAGTATAATAGATAATCCTGAATTGTATGAAAAGGCAAAGCGAATTGTGTATCAAGAATATCCAAAACACTCTGCTTATCGTAGCGGTCAATTAGTCAAGCGATATAAAGAGATGGGTGGAACTTATAGTGGTAAAAAAGATAGTAGTGGATTAACAAGTTGGTTCAAAGAAAACTGGAAAGATATTGGTGGTTTAGAGTATCCTGTTTATAGACCTACAAAGCGAGTAAATAAAAATACTCCTTTAACTCCTGATGAGATTGACCCTGAAAATCTATTACAACAAATACTTTTAAAACAACAATACAAAGGTGATAAAAACCTACCTGCTTTTCAAGGTAAGGGTGTTCCTCTTGCTTTTGGTGAATATAAAATTGACCCATACGCTTACAAACAGGCAAAAAAGTTAGGTATAAAAATTGAACCAAGTAAAAAGAAGTTCAAAAAGATTGATATTTATGATTATAACAACCAGTATATTATGAGTATTGGTGATACAAGATATAATGATTATAGAAGTTATATCAAAGAAAGAGGACAGGAATATGCTGATACAAGAAGGC